TCTTTAGCGTAATCCTGACAGCCCCGCAAGGCGATCAATCCTTGGTCGCCGGCATCGGTGATGCCGATAATTCGTTGAGCATGCGCTGGGTCAAGTTGGGCTCGACGGGCTGCATGAACCACGCCGACGGTGCCGGGGGGGGTAGACACGTTGCAGCCACTGGCTGTGTCCGTGGTGTCGAGAAGGACTGACAGCCGCACATCAGCAGTAGCAAGGCGGTCACGCAATAGAGCCTGATTACGTCTGGCATCGGAAAGTTCTCGGGTGTGCTGTTGATCGGAAACGGCGAGTTGTTGCTCTGTGGCTAGGCGCTTGTCCTGTTCGGTCTGCTGCTGGCGGAGCGCGGCCTGGGTCAGATTGTTTAGATCGTCAGCCTGCAGCGCGGCCTGGCTCGCAAGCTTTCCAGCGTAACGCCACGCTTGCACCTGCCAGGCCGCGCCGAACGCAATGCTCATCGCGATCAGCAAGGCTGCCAGTTTCTGTGTTGTGGTCAGCATTACTCATCCTCCCAATCGGGTAGGTCGACGGTCTGCCCCGCCAGATGGTGAGTGCAGTCCTCAAGAAACTGAATGCGCCCACCAGTCACGAACGAATGGCAAACCCTCGGGCCATCCGACCAGGTGTATCGGACCAGAATGCTTGGCGTGAACGTCGGTGCCTCCAAGTTCCCATTCCACCCCCACCGTGGACCAACACCTGCGCCGTGCGAAATGCCATGAGCTAGGCCACAACCTGGACACTCAAAATAAAGACGATCCTCCTCGGCTTGGGCCAGGCATCGGGAAACTTTCCGTAATGCCGTCATGACAGTGCTCCACCCGCCAAGCGGTACTGCTGGATCAGATCATCAAGCCGGTGTTCACGTTGTCCATACCCTGCACCAGGCAGGCTTGCCCAAATATTCCGGCACTTTGCGATTGCGCTTTCGACCCGGCCCGCATGCACGTCCGGTAGCGCGCGGCATTCGCGGATGTGCTGCAGAGCCAACAGGTCCTGGCTGATCGGGCTGAAGTCAGGCAGGGCCAACAGCGTTCGGTAATACGGCCAATCCTTCAGCATCTGCTGGTATCGGCCCGAGGCATTAGATGTCAGGCCCTTGCTGTTGATGGCCTTCGAGCGGCGCCCCTTTGCGAAGGGGTGATCACTGAAATCTGTGAAGACCTCAGGCTTTCTGTCGATGCCCGTCACGATGACGTCGTAGCCATCCAGGGCAGTGGCCGGCGATGTGCTGGTCCCCTCGGACCAAGCGAGCATGTCGAGGAAGGCTAACGCATTGTGGCTACCTGCTTGTGTGATCGATAGTCGTGCCATAGCCTTTTCTCCAGACGAAAAAAACCCGCACAACGGCGGGTATTAGAGTTAATAGCCAACTCGGTAGGCTTAAGCGGATAAGTTGCTGCACTCAAACGAGTGAGGCAGACGCTCTCGGTGATTAGAAGTTCGGCCCCGTTATTATTTGACAGCCTTTGCAATGGGGCACATCGCTATCATCTGCGTCAAATTTCGCCACGAAGGAGCGCGTAAATGGTGCAAAGGCCCGCCAAAACTACCAATCGCCACGGATGGGTTTGGGTCTATAAAAGAATTAGACGCCTTGGATTCTCTCGATTTACTGCTTGTTACAGAGCGAGTCTTTACGCTCTCAGAGGAGACACCGGAACTTTCAGGTTCAAAAATGGCTGGGAAAAATTCCGCTTCCGCCGCAAACCATGAGTTGCGGCGGGCTTATAGGTTTACCTGGCCAGCTATGGGAAAGTCGACGGTGCCGTAAAGGTGTCACCAGCAAACCGGCCACCTGCCGCGAAAGCGGCATCCCATAGCGCCTTGTCGAGGGCGTCGACGTCAGCATAGTTTCGCCCCGACACCGTCAGATCCTCGCAGTAGCCGCGATAGAAGATGTCCGAGGGGCACTGATTGGTCAGCGCGGAACCAGATCCACCGTTACCGAAAATAATGCTCCCGGCCGCTGCCGCCACCGTATCACCGCTACCCGCAGACGCTCGCATCGAGGAGTACCGGTTAGCCACGGCGTTGGCCCCGCCGACGACGTTGTAAAGCCCGGAAGCCTTGCCGGTGTTACCGGCGCCACTCATGTACCCCAGGAAGTTGCCGCCGCTACCGATCTCCATGTACCGGTGACCGGTTGCCAGTGCTGCACGTGTCCGGTGAGCCCATACCGAGAAATAGAACAGGTGGGTCTTGTTCGCGATGATGTAGTCGCGGATCGCAGCTGCGACATTGATCTGTGAGCCATGACCGCTCACCGTGTTGTTGACCTGGCTGTAAATGGCGTGCAGGCCCTTCTTGGGCGTCCGCTCAAACAGCGCGTCAGCTGCGACCGCGTTGCTGCTGAATACCCCCGCCAAACTGCTCTCGGTACCCGCACCGAGCACCGCTGCCGCTTCGGCGTAAGCGATATTGGGGATAACAGCGCCCGCTGCCGGCACTCCGCTCACACCACCTAAGCTATGCCCCAAGTCGAACAGATACAGCGACCCCGCACTCAGCAACGCATCGGAACGCAGAATGGGCAACGTCGTATCGGTGAAGGTGATGCCATCCAGTACGGTTTTTTGTCCGGCCATTACCAGGACCTCCGGTTAATTTCATAGGCAATGCGACGAGCGATGTGCCCGTTGCTGATGGTGGTGTTGTGAATGATGTCCAGCCGCAGTGAACGCGGAACCACGCCCTTGGCCACATCGTCGAGATCGTCGGCGCTGCCGTCGTTGAACTGCATCAGCCACTCGCGGATCTTGATCACGCGATCGCCGTACTCGGCGGTGGCCCAATCTTCCAGCGCAACACAGTTGTTGTAGGTGGCGGTACCGATCCCCTCCCCCGTCGACGTGCCCGGTGTCGGGTTGCCGCCCAGCGGCGGCGTGATGATCAGGTAGTGCTTCTCAACAGTTTTCTGCACCCCCACCATCGCCCGGATGTCGGCCTTGATCTGCTCGATGTTGTCGAGATTGTTGCGGCCCATCCAGATGATCTCGGTGTAAAACCCGTTACCGGGAACGTCGGGCACAAACGGCGACTTGGGCGCGCTATATCGGGCGTCTCCGGCAGCATCCCGAGCAAACGTGTAAACGTCCGACGAGTCCCCAGTCTCACTGTGCGTGCACGTCAGCGTGCCGTGGATGCCACCCAACGTACCTGTCAACGCGAAGGTCCCCGAATTGGTCGCAGGCGTGGACAGCAGCAAGGTGCTCAGGGCTGTAACCGTCACCGAACCCGAGGCCGGGATCTGGTTGTCCGTGACGGTCAGCAGTGCGGTACCAGCGCCGAAACGTGCGGCGATCTGGCGAGACGTTTGGCCGCCAATGCCGCCATTCACAATGGTCCGCGCACTGATCAGTGGCGCAAGTTGCTCCCGCCAGGTGACTTGGCTGCTATTGGCTGTCAGAGAATCTCCTACACAAAGCAGATCGTGCACCGGCTTGAGGTATTCAATCCCTGTGACATCGGGGATATGAATATCAAAGTTACCCACCGTTTTGCCGGCGGTGGTGATGCCCAGGGCAATGCGGCCAACCGCATCGACGACAGCCCAGACATAGCCGGACTCTGGACTCAGTTGAACAGCAATGAAGCCCGACAGATCGACCCCTAGCGCTTTGCGAGGGACGGCACCGGTGCCGAGCAAGAACTTACCGGTAACGGTCCCGTCCACTCGAAGAGCCAGCCCAATCCGGCCCAGGGTATCGATCACCGCCCAGGCATATCCCGACTGGGGGTCCAACGCCTTGGCGATGAATCCGTCGAGGTCGAGTTTCAGCGTGTTGCGATCGACAGTGCCGTCGCGCAGCATGAACTTGCCCACGAGTGAACCATCTACCCGGCAACCCAGCGCCATGCGCCCAACCGAATCGACCAGCGCCCAGGTGTAACCGGACTCTACGGCCAATCGAACAAAGCGCAGCTCCAAGCCATTGAACGTGCCGCTTTCAACCGCAGAGGTGCGCACGTCTATCTCTGCGATGTAACCCACTGACGGATCATCGGAGACATGCCTGGCCTCCATGGCACTGACCCGCACATAAAGACTGCGCGATATGTCTGGCGAGGTGGGCTCGACATAAAACGACTGGCCGTCGACTGTCGCCAGAAGACCTGCCGCGACAGTGGCATGCACTTTCCCATCGACCATATCGCGGTTGAGGCGATCAATTTCCGCATTGATCATATCTACAGGATCACTGGTACCGATGCCCTGCAGCAGCGGCGCTCGGTACCCCGCATAGCCGATCTGAATATCGATGCGGGCCGCTGTGGTGTAGAAGAACACCCGCGCACTGGCATCGGCATGCATGGGGTTGGCCAGGACAACGGTCGCCGCCGCATCGGAAAACAGCGGCGCCAACGTCTCACTCCCGGAGACAAGCACCCTCACCGTTGCTCCAGGCAATAGCACGCCGTCTTCAGCCCTTGCGGCAAAGAATTGAATAGGTTGCATGATGAGTCTCTATCAGGTGTTGAAGGTGATCGCCGGGGCGAAGTTGAGTTGACTGCGCACACTGCTCCAGGTGTCGTACGCTGCAGCGCAGAGGTAATACGTGGTGTCAGCTGTCAGTCCCGTGACCTGCCCGGTGCGCGATACGCCTTGATAGCCGACCGTCCCTGCAGTTGCCGGATCAAAGTCCTCCTCTGTCGAATACACAAACACATAACCAGCCGCGTCTGCAGCTGCACTGGCCGCGCAACTGACATCCGCGGTGGTGGTGCCAGTGACCGTGGCGGCGGTTCCCGTAACGGACGCCGGCGCCGTATTGGTGACCAACAACGACACCAACTGTGCCTGGCCTGCAGCGTTGCGCTCGATGACCTCCACCCTATAGCTGCGAATGAGCGCGCCATCCACCAGCGCATCCTCACGCTGGTACGTGAATGCCGTGCTGGTGGTCGCCACCTCTCGCAGCAGGGCATTGCTGCCCGCGTGACGAACACGTACCAAGCGATCCTCAGCACGAGCTCCGGCCACCCAGCTTACGGTGAAGTACGGCGCCTCGAAGGCACCGACCAGAGCAAGGTTTTGCGCGGTATCAGGCGCGACCCGGGCGGGCGATAACGTGACGCTGTAGGCCGTGACATCCGCCAGATCCTCAAGCGCTCGACCGAACACGTTAAATGAGCGGAACTTGACCCAGACAGTCTTGCCGACCTGGTCAGACGTGTAGCTGTACTTCCAGACGGTGTCATCCAACCGCACAAACGGTGAACCGACCGAGTGACTGGAGATGGCCGTGCTCAGACGTCCGCGTCTGAGATAGCTCAGCTCATAGCCTCCGACGCCGGTGAGCACCGCGTCGCGGTAACTCAGCAGCTCGCCGGCCACCCAACACAGCGTGGCGCCACTGTCCGCCTCTGCAGTAGTGGCGGCTGCCAGTTCGGTCGCCGCTGCCAGTTGCACGGACATGATATTGACCGTGTCAGGATCGCTTCCAGCGGCCAGCGCCGTCGTCAGTTGTCCCATGCGCGCCCTGCCGTAAATCGTCTCCGCTAACCGGTAGCTGTCGCCATCAGCGCTGATCCAGATCTCACAACCGCCCCAGGCTTCACCCGCGCCGGCAACACCGCCCCAGATCTGCAATGTGCCGGCGGGCAGCAAGCTCTCGGGTGGATTGAACATGATGGGCGCCAGGACAGGTCCAGGCGCGACGTTTTGATTGCCCTGATAACCGCTTTTGCTCTGCACGGGATAGTTGGGTGCGCTGCCGACGCCCAGCAACGCATCCTCGGCCACGATCGCCAACTTACCCAGTTCGTCCTCCTCAACCGAAATCAGCCGGACCAGGCGCTGGTGCAGGTTCAACCCTGGCTCAGTGATCGTCACCAGGTCCATAGGCTCGAGGAGCACGTGCTGCCAGCCGAGGGAGAACTCATATTCATTGCGCACATACAGCTTGCGCTGCACCAACAGCTGCGCCGCATGGGCGCCGATGGCGATGTTGCAGATCTCGTACGCTTTGATGGTGTCCATCGGTTTGGAGCCAAACTGCTCAATGGCAGCCTGATCAGGCGCACGCACCACGTCGGTGTTGTACTCATGCTCGCGATCAAGGATTTCCAGCGACACTTCGTTGTAGCTGTCGGCCTGGCTCTTGATTTTGAGCGAGACCGGAGGCTCACCGTCCTCTGAAAGAAAGTCGTCATCGGTCAGATCCGCCACCGGCGTGATGTTCGGAAACCACGTCACGCCATTGCCAGTGACAGCCTGATCGCCGTAGGGAATTACCTTGAGTTGACCAGCAGACCACACCATCTCGCTGTTGGTCAGTTGCAACCAACGCGTAATAGCCTCATTCGCCGGCGCCTGCTCGTCGAGCACCGGACTCAAGAGTAAGTTTTCCGCCAAGCAATAGTTGCGGTAGTTCGACATATCCGCGACCCACGCCGGGGTAAAACCAATGCCGTCCAACGGATCGAGCAACAACCCGGGCAAGAAGTCACCCGGGTTGGCATCCGGCAGCCCGGGCACCTGATAACGTCCGTCCACCTCAAACGTATGATTCTGGACGCCGGCGTTGTCGTTGAGCAGGTACCTGCTGGAAAACACGTAGGCCGTGTCAGCGTAGGCAATCGCTTCGGCCGGGTGGCGAGTTTGAAGAAAACCCCACACGGTCTGATCATGAGTGCCATTGGCATAGTTCAAGCCAATCTGCGCCAGTGAGGAAAACACCTCTTTGTCACGAAATACGCGGTGAATCGCACCCAGTGGGCCACGCCCGACGGCCAAAATGATAGCCGCGTAGTAGGTGTAGGTCGTGTCTTTTTGGGTGGCTCCGCCGCCGCCTTTACCCCCCGACTTTTTCGTCGTGGTTTTGGCGACCGCTTCAAAGTCACTGTAATAAATGAGGTTAGGGCTGATGCGATTACGGCCGGCGATCCAGGCGATCGGCTTGCCACTGGCACTGCTCTGGATCTGTAGCGCGTTGATACGTGTCGCACTGTTGGAAATCGTACTACTGCTGCCCCCCATCGCTGACTCCATATCGGTTAAGTGTGTAATAACGCACGGTGTGGCTGGAGAGCCGCTCCTCGCGCATGTCTGCAAACTCGACGCCGATGTCCCGATAGGCGTGAATGATGCGGTGCTCATCGACCACCACCGCGCCGTGGCTGAAGGTCCGGCCGAATTTCCAGACCGCGACATCGCCACGCTGCGGGACATCGATCTGCCGGCCGTACAGCTCCAGCCAACCCAGGTAGCGTTCCTCGCTGCGGTGCAGGTGCCAGTCCTGGGCATACGCCCCGGGATCGATCCAGGGAATCAACCCGGCGGCGTGATACACCTCAATCAGCAACCAGGCACAATCGACGCCAAGGCCGAGCAGGTGCTGCCGGTGCTGGTACGGCGTGCGCAACCAGCGTTCGGCCTGGGCAACAACGGCATCACGCTGCAGCACTTCGAACGGGCTCATACCGATGTCTCCGCGACGGGAATGAACGGCATACCCCGGTACCGCGCTCGGTTGCCGAATTTGTTGGTGCAGGCATCCAGCGTCCGTGGGCAACCCGGGTAAATCAGAAACTGATCACCCGCCACTGGCACGCCTGGCAGCCCCAGGATCATCGTCACGGCACCATCTGCCGTGAATCGGCGCACGGTCCTTGTCACACCTGCATTGGCACCGTTCACAAACCGAATCACGCCCTGGTCGAACCAGCCCTGGGTGGCGGGCACATTGGAGTTCACGCGCAGGGCCGTGCTGCCACCCTGGACCACACCCACGGTTTCAAACAGGGCGCGATTCACCCCGCAATCGGCGCTGTACACCGTGCGCAGGCAGGAGGGCTGATAGACACCCCGGGGCACCTTGGTATCGAGCAGCTCGATCGGCGACTTTACTGTCACCGTCGCCTGCTCGCGGTCGGCAGGATCCACCTCGGCGACCCGCCCGATAAAACGTGTGACCGTGCCCACCACGGGCGATCGCCAGTCCGCCATGAACGCTCGAACAAGGTTCAGCGTGGCCCCGTCAAAACCGCCGCCGGCAATGAATGGCAGCAAGGGCTCGCCGAACACGGTGTCGTCCATGCCGGCGGTAAAGGTCACGTTCAACGTGTCGACCTCAATCCCGCGCACCGCCCGCACGCCGGTGCGCTTGATCAGGGGGCCGCTGGCCGAGTAGTTCTGGCCCGCATAGAAGACCTGCAAACCCGCATCGGTGTAACGCAGCACCTGGCCGCTGGCCAGGGCAATCGTGTACAGATCCGCCATGACGAAACGGCGCGCCGTGGCCAGAAAGGCTTTCAGTTCGGGTGTGGCATCGATCATGGTTTGATACTCGTGAACGCGATGTTTTTAAGTTCCCAGATCGCGCGATAAGGCTGAGCTCCGTCCAGCGAGTCCGCATCAAAAGCACAGCGAAAATAAAACGCCCCACTCCACACCAGCGCCGCATTGATGGGCGGGGCCACCGTAAAGGTGATGCGCCCCAGCTCATCCACAGTGAAGGCTGAAGTAGGAGCACCACTGACAGTGACGACGTCCACATTGACGACGCCGTACACCGGCTCGACCCAGTCGCCTATCTCCCGGGAAAGCTGAAATGTTCGCGTGGTGCCGTCCCCGGTGCCGAAACGCTGAAGCGTTACCAGGTGATCGCTACGATCAAAGAACAGGAACTCGCCAAATTGCCCTTTGCGCTGATTGAAGAACTCAATCAGCCTCGACCATTCATCCAACCCGGGGCGCTTGCGCACGGCGTTGTAGCTCAGTTGGAAAGACCACAGCGGCGCCGGGTAGTACGCCGTTGTCCGGCGTCGACCACTGGCAGCTTTCTGCACACCAGTACTCCACTCAGGCGCCTTTTTTGAAAGCAGGGTTTGCCCGGGCAAGCGCGGCAGAACGCCTTCAACCGCCGCGCCCATATCGGGGTAACTGGCGATCCAGCGCGCCGGCCAAAAAGGTCCTAACGACATCTCGCCCCCTAAGTTTTGATGGCGCCGTTGCGCCGCATTTTTTGCATTTCTTCGGCCAGCACCCGGGCGCCACGCCGAATATCCGCAGGTGACATCCGGCCGCTGCTGTCGTGGTAGTGATAGCTGTTACCGGCCCCTCCCAACTGCCCCTCTCCACTGGCTGCCTGGCGGATGACGTTGGCGTATTGCTTGGGCAGCACCATTTCCTGCTCGTGGAGTTGCGTCACGGGATTGGTACCGGCAGGGATGTCATAGCCGCCCTCGGCCGAGGCGACGTTTTTCACCAAGCCAAATACGAATGCGCCGGCAGCCACTGCAGCCGCCGCGCCGAGGATCGGTCCAATGATCGGAATGGCCGACATGGCTGCAAAGGCACCGGCCATGGCTTGCCAGGCGCTGGCAATGATGTTTTTGATTGTGGCTGCGCCCCAGATCGCTACGGACATAGCCGCACCGCCTGCCTCTGCAGCCGTTCGAACGCCAACACCCACAACCGTCGCACCGGTTTTAGCCGTCTCACCGAACATCCAGGCCATCAACGGCTTGGTGACCATGTTCTCAACGAACGCGGTGCCGATGCTGGTGAAGATCCCGCGCAACAGGCCCTGAGTGCTCATGGTGCCGCTGATGATTCCAGTAAGCCCGCTAGACCAACTGGTACGTAGACTGTCGACCATGCCCGTCCAGTTGCTCTGCGACTCGAAGGTTTGCTGCCTGCCAATCACTGCCATGCTGTTGCGATGGGTTTGTTCCAGCGCCAGGATCTGCTGCTGGACTTGCTGCAGGGCGACCGGGTTGCGGTCAGGATCCTGCTCCAGCAGCGCTTTACGCTCGGCCAATGCCTGAGCTTCGATCGCATACCGTTGCTTTTCGAACTCGGCCTGGGCCTGCAGCAGCTGGCCTTGGGTGATCAGGTTGGCTTGCAGATCCAGCTGGGCCATCTGTTCGGCATGGGCAACATCGGTAAGCCGCGCCTGTTGATCGGCAGCCAACTGCTGCTGTTTCATGTTGGTGATTTGCTGCTGCTTTTCGCGCTCGACGGCGACCACCTCTGCCGCAGCCTTGCGGTATTCCTGGCTGTCCTGACCATAGAGATGCCGGCTGCGCTCCAGGGTCTGCTGAGCGATCTGCAGACGCGCGTCCATGTTGTTGCGGTACTGCTGGGCCTGGGCTTGCAGGTCGGCAAAGGCTTGGCCTTCGTCCTGCCGGCGCAAGGCATTCAATGACGCCAGGTAATTGCGCTGAACGCTCAACCGTTCGGCCGCGCTCAAATCCGTACGTTTGAGAATGCCCTGCCAGTACTGCATTTCCTGCTGCTGGGAGAACTGCAGGAAGGTGCCCTGCTCAGCCTGCTGCTGGGCGTGAGCAACCTTCTGCGCGTCCAATACTTCTGCCCACTCACTGACCCGTGACTTGGTCTTCGCCGGCGCGCTCACCGGGTCATCCGCTTTTTTAGGAGGCGTCGTGGACTCAACCACTTTTTTCCGATGCTCGACCGCTGCAGCGTATGCCTGCTCCAGCTTGGTCAACCGGGCGACTTCAACGCCGTAAGCGGTCGGACTTGTCCTGCCCTGCTGTGGTGCTTTGGTCAGAGCTGTATTGCCGGTCGCGGCCATCTCGGCCACTTTGCGCCGCTGCTCTTCGATGCGAGCGGAACGGGATCGCATACCCGCGTCGACTTCTTCCAGCTTGTTGGACACCAACTGCATGTTTTCCAGCAGCAGGCGCTCTTCGACCAGCGTGGCTTCCAGCTGGGCCTTGCCACCCCCACCGCGCGGACCGGCGATGACGGTCCCTAACATCGCTTCGTATCGCGCGACGTTCGCCGCTACCTCATCAACGGTAAGACCTACGCCGGTCATGCCTTTCAGCAGATTGTTGAACCAACTGGCGGTTTCAGACAGACGCTTATTCAGGCTGATGAAGACAGGCTCAAGAATGGTACCGATGGTGACCTGCAGCTGGTTGCTTTTGGAGTCGAGCTCGGCCTGGCTCCCAGTCAATCCATCGGCCGCCTTGGCAGCATTACCGACCTGGGCCTCGGTCTCTTTCATGATGCCGTTGTATTCGGCCGTGATCTTTTGCGAGTCCGACAACTTGTCACGACTGGTGCCGATGCTCTTGGCATACTCGTCCCACATTTTGGCGACGTTTTTCGTAACACCGGCGTTATCCACCAGCACCGAGTTTTCGTTTTTCAAGCCCTCGGTGGCCGACACCACAGCTTCCGACATGCTGAGATTGGCCTGCCGGTTGAACGCTGCAGCGTCTTTTAGGCGGTTGATCACCGCCACCGCCTGGTCAACGTTGTAGCCACGGCTGAGCAGGTTTTGCAGTGCTTTGGCCGCGTCACCGACGCTGAGCAAGCCGTCAGAGGCGAGCTTGTTGGCCTCATCCATGGCCCGGCCAATACCGACACCGGCGTGATTGGCCACCGCTTCCAGACCACGGTAAGCAGCCTCCTGTTGGATCGCCGCGTCCTTGCTATCGCTAACTATCTGGCCCAGCTTGAAAGCACCCAGACCAAACACACCCGCAATGCCAGCCGCCACACCACCGAGGCCCGAGCGCATGATGGTGCTGACGCCGGAGAACGCCTCATTCACTGCCGGACCAAAACGAGCGAGCCGGGTTTGACTGCCGACCATCTCGGTACTGATCGCTCTCAGTTCGCGACTAAATGTCGTCCGTGCGTCTCGCATGTTGCGTTCGATACTTTCAACTGCGCGATCAAAACCTTGAGTACCGGCAGTGAATTGATAAGCAATATTCCTTTCCATACCGCTACCTCATTGAAACACCGAGGGCCAAAGAAACGGGAAACAAAACCAAATAATAAGCACTCTCAAAAAGAGTCAACATTCAGCAACATCGCCAAATGATTTTTTTTAAACTTCTAACAACCAGGCATGCCTAACTCACATGCAAGATGAAAATTTGCATATTTAAACGATACAGAGAGTTATCTCAGGAAATACTATGCCGGCATTTACAGACAAACTTAAACACATGCACAACCAAGACGTAAGGGCGCTTTTTGAATTCGCAGGCGACCTATTCTCCGGAAGAATAGCCGCAGTATCAGAAGACTACGTTCTAGTTGAGATTGAGCGTAACGGGAAGACTGTCCTGTTACACAAACATATTAGCGCCGTTAGCTTTATCACCGGTACTGAACTCGTAGGCTAACAATTATTACTCCTAGAAAAGTTGTCTAGAGCGCTCCGGAGATGTTCAGGTAATTCATCACGCAGATCTGCAGCAATACCTGTAATGGTTTCTGCAAGATAGGGCGCATCTGTGAGATCTCGATCAGGTTTGTAGCCCATATAGCCAGCGACTAAAACATGAACCGGCGGATGACTACGCCAGTAATCAGTCATATGCCCCACCATCACCATGTCCCAGTCACGCCGCAGCGTAACCGGGCTTTGGCCTGTACTTGCGATCAGGTGAGCGTAGAGTTGGCCCCAGTCGAAGGGGCCAGCGCTTCCCCCGGTTCGGGCTCAATGACCTCCAGGCCCGAAGCGCTCATGACCGCATCCAACGCGTCACGCATGTTGCGAAGATCCAGCAGCGCTGCCACCTCTGCGCGCTCGATGTCGGGGTAGTTACGACGCAATGCCGCGTGCGTGGCATCGATCACCGTCGCGATACTGTCCCGGTCCATGTTGCCGGCCATCACCGCGTTGATCCGCTCCAGCAGCTGCTCCAGATCCCCCAGCGCCAGGGGTGGGATGACGAGCGTTTTCCCTGGAAACGGGAACGAAACGCCGGGAATATTCACGACCGTCATTCGTTGGCACTCCAGTAGCACACCTCGCCGAACTCATCCGCGTAGCCGGTGAATTCAAAGTCCGGGATGGTGTAGTCGTCCTGTTTGGTGGCGATCCCGAGCTTGTTGCTGACAAAGTTCGGCACGCGCACGTATACAGTCTTGCCCTTGTATTTCAGGACCAGCTCGCCCTGGAACACCGGCATGTCACCCATGGGCAGGTTTTTCACCGACAGGCTTTTACCCGTCGTAACGGTGTAGCGGTAATCAATGAACACCGACTTGGCCACGTCTGCAGCGGCAAATGCATATTCCCCCGTGGCAGCATCAAAGGTGTACTGCCCCGCGATCGGCGCGCTCAGTACCCGTACGTAAGGGATCGCACCGGCGCCCCGTACCCCAAGATCACCCGAGAGCGTCCCGCCCGCCGGAGGCTCCACGGTGATGGTGGCCCCTGCAGGCACCGCTGTGGGCTCCGTGGAGTGATGGACTAACACCTGGCCGGTGGTCAGGGTCTGCCCGAACACCAGTTGATTCCACTGCAGCAGGCTGATCTGGGCGGACTTGGCCTTGCCCGTCAGCTTGCCCTGGCCCCGGGCCGCGTCGACTGCAAACTGCTCGCTGCCGAACAATTCCTTGGAATCAAACGACAGGTCTACCGATGCTTCTTGCATGATGCCCAGCAGGATGGGGGTCGGCGCGGAAATGGCATTGCCATAGGCGTCCATCAGCGGTGTGGCGTAAAACAACCCGCTGCCGAATGCGATTTGCATAATGTGTTCCTCAGTAAAAGGTAGGTCCGGCCGTCAGGTCGCCGGTGTTGCACAGGTAGGTGAAGCGGTAACGCACCATGCAGTTGCCGGCGGTGTTGTCGCCTTCGTCCTCGATCCAGTCGATATAGAAGCGCTGCACCCGATCCGCCTCCTCAAAGGCGCCCTCTGCCATCAGGACCGCATGCACGGCAACCTTGACCAAGTCAGCCACCTGATCCCAGGCAGCACCTGTGACCGTGTCCTCCCGGGCAATGATTTCCACCGTCAGCTCGAACTGGTTGCGATCCACTGCAGCGCTTTCACGCTCGCAGGTTTCAAGGTCAGGGCGCAGCACGATCGCGGGCGTCATGTCCCGTTTGATCGCCTCAGTACGACTGCGATACACCCGGTCTGCCGCCAACGTACCGGCGGCCAGAATCAGCGCCTGCGCCTTTGCGACAATGCGTTCTTGAATCGAGGGCATGAGGGTTAAACCTTGGTGAGGGAGGCCAGGCTAAAGGCGCCGTCATCAATCATCCGGCGGTCGCGGACGCGAAAATTCACACCGGCGACAGTGATCAGTTTGGGATTGTCGATGCCCAGGCGCTCGGCCTCGGCGGTGATGATCAGTATCTCGTAGCCGGTGGACTGGCTGTTGGTGCCACCCATGCCGTGGATCTCGTCCGGCATATCCCGCGCGGCCAGAAACGGCTGACCATCAACCATCCCGCCGACATCGAAGTCCTCAAGGAAGCCCCTGAGATCTTCGTCAAGCATCGGGGCTCACCTTGACGGGCTTGCGTCCGCCCTCACCTGCAGCGGAAGGTGCCGGTGCTGGCTCGACCACCAACACTTCCAACTGGTGGCGAAAGCGCTGGGCCACGTCATAAGGCAACTCGATCACGCCCCCCGCACCGGTCAGTTTGTCATCTGGCCCGCGAAACGAGCCGGATAGCACCGTGTAGGATTTATTCGGCATTACGCTCTCCTGCGACCTTCTCCAGTTTCGTCAACCGCTGCCCCAACGCCTTGTCCGGCTCGCCGGGGATCACAATCACTTCCCCGGCTTTGAACTGAACAGGCGACACAATGGTGTAGCGGCCCTTCTTGTTTGCGACCGGCTCCAGGTTGTGCGCACGCGCACTGGCCTGGGCCGCATTCAGGATCAGTTCCCCCCCATAAAGGGTGATCGTCTGCTCCACGCGGTATTTCGGCATATCAATGCCCTCAGTGAGGTGTCAGGCCGAAAGGCTTACGCAACCAGTTGGTTAAGAACGGCATACTGCCAGCGCCCAAAACCCACGTTGCGCCAAGTGTCGACGCCGTACTGATGAGCATCGTTGTCGAACTCGAACTCCGAGCCTTCGGCCTTGGCTTTCATGGCCACGTCGGTTTCCTGCTGGCGGATGAACGCTTTCAAACGACCGTCCGTGCGGAAGGTCACGAACTTGTCCTGCCAGGCGTTGAGGCGCACGTTGCCCACCACGCGAACCACCACGTTGTCCGGCATCACGATTTCGCTGATGTCTGTACCACGCGGGACACTGAGCGCCGACTGCGCAACGCTCAACAGGTTGAACGGCACCATCACCAAAAATTCGCGGGCTAGCTCGTTGATGGGTTCGCCCTGGTCATCTTTGAGTCTGGTCAACTGGGTGACCGATCGGGCAACCGCTTGTTGAAACTCCTCAACACTAGGGTGAGTGGGGGAACCATGAAGCTTTGCCGGCAGTTCGGAAAGCTTGGTGGTGATCTTGTTGGACTGAACGCCGCTCTGGCCTTCTTCGTGATCGGTATCGAAGAAGTATTGGCCGTCATAGCAGGTCTGGCTTTCGCCGTTGAGCAGCAGCACCGACAGCAGTCGCGCCCAATGCGCGTTAGTGCGGTCGGCCAGCTCGCCCAGGCGAATGCGCAACTGTCCGGTTTTATCGCGGCGCAGCTCGGTGACCAGCACTTCGAGGGTGGCCTCAAAATGCAGGTTTTCGATTTCAAGATCAGCGCTGATAAAGCCCTTGGCGTGGCGACCACCAATCCATTCACGCAAGGTCGGCACCATGCCGATCCATGGATAGGTTTCTTTGGCCTGGTCGGAGTCGAACAGGTTGGACACGGCGTCGATCCAGTTCGACCCCACATTCTGTTCGAGCAGTTCGTAAAACATGCCGATGATGGCACGGCTGGAAAGTACTTCAGCACCCATGGGTGATTCTCCTGAAGAAGGATACGGTCAGAGAAAAGTTTGAAAAACGGGTTGAGTGATGCGTCAGGCCGCTAAAGGGATGGCCTGGGCGGTGAACTTGACGATGCCGACGCCGGTGCGCACGAATCGGTGAACATGCCCGATCAGGCTGTTACCGGCGGCGGTGAGCAGAAACGTGCCGCTGTCGCTGGCATACACCGGCTTACCGATGTCGGTGATCGCCAGCGCGGTGACGGGCAGTTCAACTTTGCCGGCTTCGCGAAGACGCACCCGCGCTGCGGCAGCGGCGCCGATTCGATTATCAACGCCGCGATCGGCGAAGCCCACGAACAGATCCCCTGCCGCCAGGGGACGTGCGAGTCCATTAGCCGCAACAATGCCAACCGCCGAACCTTCAAAAATTTGCACGCCGGCAGCGACCGACAAATCGTTGATGTCCCCGATCTCATAAGCGCGGGGGGTGTCGAGTGTAAGAGGCATAGGATTCTCCAGAGCCATGGGTGGAAAGGGGTTACCCGGTACTTACTTTTTCAGAACCTTGACCAGGCCCCGCTCTGTGGCCTTGCGGTAGCCGTGATAAGCCTCGAAGGTGCCAAACTCGGCGCGCAGTTCCTTGTCACTGTCCCAGGTCGACTTGGCACGCTCCTCCAGCGGCGCCTCTGGATCCTCCTTTACAGCCTCAGGGGCTGCCGGTGGCGTCAGCACGTTGGGCACCGGCGCAGGCGCCTGGGTACGAATGTCGGCCAGAGCACCGGCGCGTTTGGTTTTTTCGGCGCCGATAACCTGCGCCGCCGCTTCGGCACCGCTGGTTTTGCCGTCGAACTTGAGCGTGGCAATCAGCTCTTCGTGTCCGGGCAGTGCGGCGGCTTCCACCGCCTGGATGCGTTCGCACTCGGCGCGGGCGCCGGCAGCTGCACCAGCGGCGTGCGCGTCATGTTCTAGGCTGGCCAGCAGCTCGGCATGATTCGCGGCCAGGTATTCGCGGTTGATAACGGGTTTGTCTGCAGTCGGCGCGGGGGCGTTACTGTTGGTGGTGGTGGACATAGGTTTTTCTCCAGAAGAACTGCTGTTGAACTCAGCGATGAGTTGTTCAAGGGTGGATTCACGGTCGGCCATGCCCAATGCCACGGCATCGGAGCCAATGCGCATATCGCCCTGGCCGAAGTCGGCCAAAACGGTTTCAACACTGAGGCCACGGTAATTGGCGACGTCCTCGACAAAGATGTCAGTCAGCCGGTCGACATGAGCCTGGGCCACAGCACGTCCTGATTCAGTGCTGAAGTCAGGGCGTTTTTTCGGGCTCTGGCTGCTGACGATCTCAAAACTGCCGTCGTCGTCGCTTTTACGCACCGTCAGCACCGTGCCGATGGAGCCCACGGCGCCGGTGCGGCTCATGACGATTTCATGGGCTGCTGCAGCTATCCAGTAGCCAGCGCTGGCCGCGTTACCGGACACATACGCAACCACCCGCTTGGGCGAGGCGCGGATCATCTGGCCAAATTCAGCGATGCCGCTGGCAATCCCACCCGGCGTGTCCATCACGAGGATGATGGTGTCGGTGCGCGGATCGTCGACGGCAGCGGTGAACTCCTTGGCCAGCACATCCAGCGACGTTGCCCCGGACAGCGCCGTAAATAAGTTGGCGTAGCGGAACACCGGGCCGGTAACGGGCAGCAACGCCACATTGCCGCGCTGGGTCACCGCACGGCTGTTCTGCAAGGGTTTGCCCTGCCTGGCCTCCAAGGCTTCCGGGCCTTCATGCTCCCGGCGGGCGATGGCGGTGATGGTCTGCAGCATGTCCGGGGTGATGGCCCAGGGCTCGCGTGATACCAGGTCGAACGCCGTCACCCGGTGCACGGGAGGTGCATCGGTTGGGTTGTCGCTCATAGTTAGGTCCGTTCAGGAAGATCAGGATTGGCCGCAGGCTCATCCTCGGGGCGAGCCGTTGGTGACACGGATAGGCCGTCATCGCGCCTACGCTTCACTTCAAGCGCACGCTGTTCGTGGTTCTCTTCCCAGTCGCTGCCGTCGTAAAGCATGGATTCCTTGGCGAGCGTGCTGACACCAATATCGATGCGCTTTTCGGCGGCATTGATGTCTTTGAGCGGATCAACGGTGCCAGGACCATCACCCACCCATAACGACCCGCTGTACGCATAGCGCAGCAACGGGTGGTCGAAAAACCCGGGAGCCTCAATGTCTCCCTGCGCCACGGCCTCTTCAAGCCAATGCTCGTACACGGGCTGGCAGAAATGTTGGCCCAGGAAATCACGGCAACCGCGAACGAACTGCCAAGCCTCCATCACCGCAGCACGTGCGGCGGTGTAACTGGCGGTAAAGTGCTTGATCAGCACCTCGTAAGGCAGCTCCAGGGCCATGCCGATCTGTCGAAGCATGGCGAGTACGAACGGATCGAATGCCATGTTCGGGCGACCAGGTGATGCGGTATCGATCGACGCACCGTCGTCCAGCTCGGCGACGATGCCGCCACTGAGTGAGCCATCCCAACCGCCCTGATCCCGCCCGGCGGGTTTATCGCCACCCACCGGGGTGTTGCCGGTAACGGCCGATGCCAGAGGGCTCAGATTGCCGCTCTGCCCTGGTTTGATGAACACCGCGAAGAACGCAGACACCACCGCCGCTTCCAGCTCGGCATCGGTGTAGCGATCCAATTGCTTGAGCTTCTCGATCACCGGCGCCAAGTAAGGCACACCGCGTGGTTGGCCCACCCGACGACGCCGGTACACATGCAACAGCACCCGACCGCCGCGCTCGTTGAAGAACGGGCGATCATCCCAGACGCGCTCTTTGACGCCCAGTGCCCCCGGGTGACTGCGCAGAATGTGAGCCTTGATCGGCGCCCCATCAGCGTCACGTTCAATGCCAGCGGTGAGGGCTTCCGTGTCGGCCTTGTTGCTAGGGTTACAAACCCGGTCGGCCTCAATCAGCTGGATGCACGCCGAGTAATGCTGGCCGGGTTGTTCCTTGTGCGTAAGCAACGTAAAGACGTCACCGCTGCTCAGCACCGACCGCCAGGTTAGATCCTGCAGACCATAGAAATTCTGCTCGCGGGTGATGTCGCAGCTGGTGGTTTCCGCCCAGGACTTGAACAGCGATTCCGTTTTGCGCTGCCACTCCCTGGCCTGGTCTTCGTCCCAGCCCAAAATCGAGCGATTGACCACCGACTTAAGCGCCAGGCCGGTGCCGACCGTCTTCGTCGTCACCGTATTGATCGCACCGCCGCCGATGGGGTTGTTGCGTTCTAGATCTCGGCAGCGTTCGCGAAGCGTGGGCAAGTCGGGCAGCAGATCTGCTGCCGCACTGCCTGCCGTCGGGGTCCAGGCGCTCAGCGAACGCTTGGCCTTCGACGCGCCGCTGTAACCGCCCAAGGCAGTCATGGTCAACCGGGCGTGCATGCGCTTGGCGCCGCGTTCGGGGCTGAGCCAGGTGATGGCCTTATCCAGCAGCGTCGGCTCTGGCACTTTCGGCGCGCGGCTCATCGCGGCGTAATCCCACGCAGGACGATCCCCCGAGGGCGACCGCTTTCAAGGCGATCAACTTGCTGTTGCCAGTAGTCGATCGTCTTGGTGATTTCGGCAAGGTCGGCGTATTCCAATTGCCGGGTGCCGATGCGGTAGCTCTGCTTTTGGCTGACCTGCATGCTCGCATCGAGCCAGGCTTGCAGCTGGCCCTGCGCTTGTTCCAGGGTGATAGCCATTGATTAATTCCTGCGTTGGGAGAGCACGCGCATTGCACTACGGCGCCCAGAAACAACTCTCCCGCCAGAGGGCGGGAGATTGGGTGGTTCGACTGGTGGTGTAGGTTCTGGACCGGTCCCGTCCGTTTCGGGATCGGGTTCAGCCTCGGATTGATCCGGCTCGGGTGGGTCAAACAACGCACCCTGACGGATCTGTGCATCGAGCCCTGCCCAGTCTTGCTCCCGCATCAAATGCGTTTTCAGGGAACGTGCCGCGTGCAACGCATACGTCTCGCAGTCGGTACCTTCGTTCGGTTGGCCGGACTTTTTCTGCCAGACCTTGCGGTAGTGGTGTAGCCGGCTCGGCGCCTTCACTTCGGCGGTGATCTGCCGAAAATAATCCGGGCGCACTGTTTTGTAAAAGTGCATCCGACCGGGACCGTTCCCCGTCAACGGCAGCCGCCCCTCAATCCACAGGTCCTTGGCCCGAGACGTACCAACCATGTAGGGGCGTAGGCCGTATTTTGAGGCCTTTTGCTCTTTGTCCGTATCTACACCTTGCCGAGGCGCACTGAAGATCTCCATTCGTTCATCGGCACGGGTATTGCCGCGCTCACTCGCCCCCTTGATCGCCATCACTCCCCTGCGCTGATGCTTACGGCAAAACGCATACGCAGCATCTTGGGTGATAGTGCCGTCCGAGGTATCAAGCGAAACTGCCATCACTCTAAGCTTGGCGCCGCAGGCGTGTGGAATCGGCGCAAACAGCAACTTTTCCAGATCAAGCCACACACCCTGGTCGGGCAGTACTACCTCGCCGTAAATCTCGCCCCAGTAGATCAGCCAGGATTCCTCGCCTCGGCCCCAGGCCCGCATCACCACCGCCAACCGGTCGTGTTGAACGTCGACACCGGCGGTGATCACAAGCCCCCCCATGGGCACAAACATTTCCGGGTAGTCCTCCGCTCGCTCAGCCAGTTTATCGGCCTCAGGCAGATCGGATTTGTACTCGTAGGCACGGCCTTGTTTCTGGTTGACGAACTTGATCAACACCGATAAGTCGCCCAGCGATGCGCGGTGTTCTGCGTTGAGTTTTTCGCGAACAATTTCGGCCAGATGGGTACCGGGTAAACATGCGTAGAGTTCGTTGAGTTCAATGAATCCAGCGCGCCCGAAAAAAGGTTTGGTCGGCACCCAACCGCAGTAAGGATCGCCCGCGTCAATCGCATTGAAAACCGTGTTGCGGATGTTTTCTTTTCGTTGGTAATCGTCCCAAATATCGCCACAGTGCGGGCAGGCGTAGCCAGCTGTTTCCGGATCCGCACGCCCGTAAATCTCGTGGGGCTGTGCCTCCTCTGCAATATCGAGCCACCGAATGTGGGCAAAGTCCAATACGTGAGCCTGGCCGCAGGCATGGCAGATGATCGGCAGTACCCGGCAGTCGGTAAGCGCCAATCGAGCCTCGGTCTTGCTCGCGCCCTTGATAGCAGGCGTCCCGCCCACCAACATTTTTGAACCGGGATAACGCTTACCGCGCTCCTCCAGCAGGGCGACCGCATCCCCCTGCCCCTTAACGTCATCGCTGGTGTCGTCCGGTTCTTCCACCACCGACAAGCCAACCGATGACGTAGATTTGACGTTACCGGGAGAGTTCGATGCCACCAATTTAAGAAACCCGCCGGGGAAGTTCTTGTGGTCCCAGCGGTTGCCCGCAGTGCGGCTGGTGTTGACCGGCATCAACTTCGCCACTTTTTTATTGACGTTGACGCCGAAGAAGATCTTTTCGTCATGAAAGTTTTTGCCATCTTTTTCCCTGGGAAACAGGATCAAGATAGGACGCGGCAGGTGCTGAATCATTTTGAAAAGAAAGCCTATCAGGAACCAAGTCCAGCCAATCTGTGCGGCTTTCATCAGGTCCACTTCACGGACTTTTGGATCGTCCAGAGCAGCGGCAACGCCAAGGAAGTAAGGTGTGTATTGGAAATCATAGAGGCCGCGCAACACAGCACCCTCAGCAGGTAAGTGAAATTCGGTACTCAGATACTGCGCCGTCGGGATGTCACGCGGCGGGCTGAACTTCGTCGCTGCTGCCAACAAGCTGCGCGCCAAGGTTTTGCGCATAGCCTGCAATTCGCTCGAGTGTAGGTCCGACAATTTTGTTTACCCCTGCTCGATCTACCGTGACTTTCAGCACGTTGTCGATGTCCTGTATGAGTCGCTCAATACAGCCCAGATATTCTAGGTTGGCGTAACTGGTCCAGTCGGATAGGACCTGCTCAGCGTCATCTGCCGGGATCAATACGCGCAACTTTTCGTGATACACCAACCGCCCGTTTGCCGCCTTCTGCTCAAGGTCATCAATGCGAGCTTTGTTAAGCCGTTCAAGTTGGCTGCCCCCGCGCCCAGCGGCTTTTTCGCGCAAATCGCGGATATAGGCGGTACGAATATCGGCAAGGCTTACGGCCTGCCAGTCCAGGTTCAACCGCTTGAGTACATCGCGCGCAGCACGCTCACTCATATCCAGGTGCTCGGCGATTTCAAGTTGGGTTGGCATGGTCTGGTCCTGTTACAGAAGGGGAAGCGGAACCCCCTATGTCGGGTTGAATCTGCAAAAAAGTCGGGGTTCGAATTACCCCGATAGCCCCGCTGCCTGGAAGGACCCATTGATTTTGGGTCGCAAGTCGACCTGTCAAGCCAAAACCCCGACAAATCATTGAAAAATCGCCATTTTTTGAGGAGAAATGCAAGAAGCCGACAAGAGATCAGCCTCGCTCCATCTCCCGTGCCAGGGCGCGCCGGAACAGCGGCTCGAACTCGGCCTCGGCGACGCGATTGGCTACCCCGTAGAAGTCAAAGCGCCGCCGATACGTCGGGCGCTTGACGAAGATCAGGATGGGCCGTGTCCCGTTGCCGATCCGCTGCCAGATACCCAAAGGGCCGGTGCCGTTGCCAGGTCGACCCACGAAATAGTCCGGTGCGTTGCGGTTACGGCGCCGGCTGCGCTGAGTGCGGTTGGCCATGAAGCCCGACACCCACTCAGCTGCTCCGAGTGCGGACAAGATCTGCACGATCTGGCCGCGACTGATATTGCCGTTGCCATCCATCCTGGCGCGCCGACCAGGGACGGCGTACATGTCAGCTGGCATCAAGCCGTAGTGGATCAGCGCTTTCTCAAATCGCTTGTGTGGTCGGTTGCCACCGTCAATATGCACCGGCAGGTACTTGGACGCGGGCACACCTGAGCTGGCTTCGTCCTTGACCCACACCCGGGCAAACAGGCGGCTGGTCGTGGCACTGCGCTTGAAGACCGAGTTAAGCGTCCACCGTGTGGGCCTATCGAAGACTCGCTCAAGCTCGGCCTTCTCAGCTGCCTGGACGCGTTCGGCGGTGAAGGTCAGCGCTTTGGCAGCGGCTATCGGCACCTTCGACTTGCTGAGCCCACGCATCTCTCTGACGATCTTGTCGATGTTGTCACGCATCTCAAGTCGCATCATGGTCATTGCCCCTGGATGTTTAAGGTCCGGCCTCACCCTTGGCTTCTGCTTCCTGCAGGCCCAGGCGCTTGGCAGTCCAGCGCTCGTAAAGCCCGATGGCAACGTCTGCCCCTGCCATTGCGGTGAGGCATCCCAGTGCGCCGGATGTCCAGATCGACATGCCCGCTGCGTACAGCAGCATGATCGCCGATACCCCGCACACCACGCAGGCGCCGGAACGAAGGGCCAGCCGCCGTATCAATGCCCAACCCCGGGCACCCTCCTTGTCCGCTCGCCACATCTCGCCCGACACGCCGCCCACCAGGGCCAGGACGATCACTAACCAGATCGGCATTTCTGCCAGCGCTTGCTGTTCGTTCGTCATTGGCCTACTCCGTAAACGAAAAAGCCCTGCGCTAGGCAGGGCTCAAAAACGTTGTTGTCTAGTGGATGGGGAGTTCACTGCTACGCGAACTCAACCTTCTGCTTCTGTCGAGATAGTTATATCCCGCATTGGTGACGCGCTGGATACGTATATCCGGAGCTTCCCCTTCAACATTGATACAACCCAAATCTACAAGCAGCTCGATATGGCCATCCACGACTACACCGGACCAATGGACACACTCGGCGCTGGAGAATTTGCTGCGAATATCCTTGCCCGATAAATCGAGCTTCCAGTCATCGGAGTCCTTGATGCAGACGTCTAAGATTTTCACCAACAGCTTCTGATCTCGTTCCATTTCTCAGTTCCAAAGGAAAAATTATCTGTACGAAGTAGTACGTCTGAGGAGAAATGAAAAAAACCGGCGCAAAGGCCGGGTTTTTGGTGAGATCGCTGTTTGCGTACCTCTTTGAACATGACTGATTTATACCCCTCCAGTCCGGTGGCAGCAAGAGCTCGGCGCTGCCACCCTGCAATCAACGGCAATCAGCGGCAATACACCGGCAATCAACGGACATATAACGTAACTGGCTCTAGCGCCGCAGGCATGGACCCTCTTGTCCCACTGATCACAAGACAGGCGCGACGTCTGAAACACCGATAAATCAAAGCGGTGCCCCTCCGTCCTACTATTTATTACTTTCTCCATGTAAAGGGAGAATTAATAAACGCTGCGCGTACGCGCGCGCGTATGTGGGTGTATGCGTCACATGGGGGAAAGATGCAAAAAAGGTGGGACGGTGGGCCATCATCAATTAACACGCGGCGCGCAGATGGCCCACTTGCCAAAACACTAGCAGGCCGTACAGGGACGCGCCGCGCCATCAGGCTACGCGCTCAAGCAGCATGCCTGCGATCTCCAGGTGTGCCGAGTGCAAGCGCGCATAGAACTGCGTCCGACCACACCCGCAGTGCGCCCATTTCTGGCGTTCCACGCTTTCACGGTTCAGGTAATGCTCCTGCACCACTTGGGCCAGATGCCAGGACAGATGTTTGTTTACGATCACCTCAATGTCTGCACTCCATGGCAACAGCATTTTTGAACCGCCGCGTGAGCCACGAATCAATTCCCCCCGGCAATCGATCAATTGACCCAACATACTGTTGGCAGATCCCTCAGGGCCACCGCCGCCGTGCATGTCGAGCGCCCACAATTTCAACATCTCATCCATTTCCGGGATCAAAATGCGGTCTCCTGCCTGGGCACCGCCGAACCTCGCTTCCACTCCGGCGGTTTCACATACTCATAGCTGCGCACACCACGCACACAGTTTCCCTTGCGCCGCCGGGGCCAATTCATCCGATGCATAATCTTGCCGATGCGCATTTGCTCGGGTCTACCCCAGTGGCTTGGATCGATGTTAAGCGCATGCTCAAGCAAGTGCGCGCCTGTCACCGTATCGCCAATATGCTTGTCGGCCAGATAGCCGACCACCAGGTCTTCCCACATATCTGCCTGATAACGCTGATCCTGCTCAGCTGCGAAAACATCAGCCTCATCGCGCTCCACCCACCATATATCACCTGCGCGAAAACAGGCTAACGCTTCGGCCCAGAGTTGATCACGGTCGGCTCGCAGGCCCTCAAGATCAACTTTTGTACACATCACCGGCCAGTAACGGCGGTTGCCCGTGTCGTCCTTCAGGTACTCATCCTGGTTGGTCGTGCCGATAAAAACGCTCTGCCGGGGAACATCCAGCATCCGCCGCCCATAGCTCTCGCGGTAGGTATCGATGGGCGATGAGACGAACTGCTTGGCTTTGGTCGACTCTGCTTTGTTCAGTGAGTCCAGTTCGGCCATCTCCACAATCCACTTGCCCCGGATCGCCTGATAGGCGTCTTTGCTGCTCAGGTCAAATGACGTATCCATGAACCACTCGCCACCCAATACCCGCGCAGCCGTGGATTTCCCCTCGCCCTGCAAGCCTTCCAAAATCAACATTGAGTCAGCCTTGCAGCCAGGTCGACACACGCGAGCCACCGCAGAAATCATCCAGCGCTTGCCCACCTTGCGGGTGTACGAACTATCCTTAACACCCAGCCGATCCTGCAACCAACGTTCAAGGCGTGGCAGGCCATCCCACTCAAGGCTTTCTAGATACTCGCGCACCGGGTGGTAAGCGTTGTCATTCGCCACCGCACTTACAGCCTCAACCACGTGGGCAGTCTTCACCCGCAGCCCGTAAACATCAGCAAGCCACAGCGCCACCCTAATATCGTCCAGATCACTCCAGTCGCCCTTGCCCCCACCATATGGAGGCGTACGTAACTTGCGGGTCTTTGAACTGAACGAATCCCAGGCGATTACCCCGGACCAGCGTTTATCATTACCCAGAATCAATGCCACATTGAACGGATGTACGATCAACCCGCCTTTTTCGGAATACTGCAGCTTCTCGCGCCATCCCTCATCAGCAGACGGACGCACCACCGCTAGTACCTGACGGCGCACCGTATCCAGGCCCTCAGCGCAGTGAAGATCGTTGAAATCGGTCCAGCCGTCTTCCCGGTTGTTGTCGAATACCGGTATAACCACTTGGCCACCAATCACCACCGCCGCATTGCCAGCCTTGATTACCCCCGCGTTATACGGGTGCCCATTCACCACAGTCTTCCAATCATCATCTGCGCAAAACACCAGCTGCCGGCCGGGATACTTTGTGCGCATGGCTTGTGCCACCGGCAGCAGGTTGCCGGCGTCAAAGCAAATACATACCGTCAGCGACGTCGCCATGTGCAGGCTGGCGCCGGTCGCGTATCCCTCAGCAATCAAAATCACATCGCCCGGCTCGGGCTCTGGGCCGATCAGGTGAAATGCGCCTTCCTTCGCCAAACCGTACGGCCAGTAGGTTTTGTTCCTGCCCGTAGCTGCTTGCTTTTCGGGATACAGCACCTGCAGGCCGACAATATCGCCTTTCACATTGCGCATCGGCACAAAAGCCGTACCGCTTTTCGCCTTGTAACGCATACCGATGCCGACTACCCGCTTGGCATCCAAATAACGCGAACCGCCCTTTTCAGATAGGTGCTTCCACATACCAGCAGCGCGCCGGGCGGCAGTGCGATGCTTTCGATCCTCGGCCAAGGCGGCCTTACGCTGCCCCTCCTCGGCCCTGGCGCGCATCACCGCTCGATCTTCAGCGCTCAGCCGCCCGCCCTTAGGCTTGATCTTCTGCCAACTGCCTTTTTCACCCTGACGCCAGTCGCCAAACGCGCCGCAATACAGTGTTTTGCCGTCACCAGTCAGATGGTCATAGATCACATACCAGCCCGTTTTCTCCGGGGCCTTATCACCGTCGCACTCGCAACGCGTTCGCTTACCAATCACCAGTGGCGTTTCTGGTTTAAGTCCGTAGCCCTGCAACTGGGCCAACACATCATCAAGTAGTTCGTGATTAGTCATGCCCGTACCCCACGCCGATCTACCAGGTCCTGGCAGTCAGTGCAGCGCGTACAGCCGCGATCAAGCATTGCCAACCGCCGAGCCTCTAGGATGACATCCCCGCAGTCCACGCACTCGAGCGTACATTGGCCTGGATTGGCAGTGGGCCGGGCGGCCATGGCCACTGCGAGATTAAGAGCAATGACGTTATCTGCCACATCTGCGTTGTCAGACATAGTGCAGATCCTCCGCATGCATCTTGCGGAGCACCGCGCGCAACTTGAACACCGCCTGCACCATGCGCTCGGCCAGCAGTTCAAACTCAGCCAGTTCGTCATCGTCCAGTTTGTCATCGGACAATGAGGTCGATACATGCGTGGCTAACTCCCCCTCACGAGAAAGCAACTCGCCAATACCTGCCATTAGCGACTGCGCCGTGTCGGTGTCGCTCAACTCGGAAACGTCGATTCCCACCCAACCGATGGGATGCAGCAACGCGTCTACGATGCGCGGATCGCGCGTGGCATCCAGCACCAATTCAAGATCGCCAATGTTAGGCGTGTGGCTGGTGTTGGTCAGGCTCAGCTTATGATTGAGGGTGGTGGCGTTGCCGCCGTCGATAGCGGCAATGGCAGTGGCTCCGCCCGGATAATCACGTGCGGCGTGAAGCAAAGCTTGCGGTAGAGTCAACAGCGAACGCCGTGCGCGCTCAATGGAATTGAACTGTTTACGGTTCATGGCAAAACTCCAAAAACTCTGCCAGTGACCGCTGCATGCCTGTTTGGTACAGTTGTGCTGTGGTCACTCACAGGTGGTCGCATGCAGCCGGTTGCTCTGTGGTAGAAAACCCGGCTGCACCCCGATGGCAAGGCACACGCTCCGCATGTGCCCTTCCGTTGCAGCCTGCAGACCGTGGTGGGTTAGCAGGCAACCCAGGGCATCCGTGCCTTGGGGGGCGGTGGAACGGCGCGCTGTATTGGTTTGCTCCGCGCCGCTCTGCCTTTTACTTCGTCAAGCGGCCTGCTGGCTTGACGCTTTATCTGTCGCCCTGAGCTTTCCATCTGTAAGCACTTGAACCTGGTACTGGCGTGACTGCGGCGGCTCAGAGCCCCATTGCGATACTGCAGCGGGGGAGACTTTCAGAGCCGCAGCCACTTTAGATTTCCCTCCGAAGAAGGCGATCACTTCTGTCGTGAGCATGGTGCTCTCCTGTTTGCCTGCCCAATACAGTAAGTACACTTAACTTATTTGGCAAGCAAATGAAGGACTCCAAACAAAGTAAGCCTTAAGCTAGCTTAATGAATACTCCAGCAGAAAGAATCGCATACGCCATTTCCAAGTGCGGAAAGAAAGCCAGCCTCTTGGCCATAGAGTCCAACCTGAGTGCTGCCAGAATTAGCCAGTTAGCCCAGGGAGACGGGAGCCTCAAGGCTGAAAATCTTTTCCTATTCGCACGCGCTACCGGGTTCTCAGCACAGTGGCTTGCCGAAGGCATAGGGGACAAATATGACGCCGGTGCCCTTGAGGAGGGCCATGTGCTGATTCCCCAATTCACCGCCAAGGCGGGTGCAGGCCCGGGTCACACAAACCACCACATAGAAGACCTCGGCGGCCTAATGTTTAGGCGAGACTGGCTTACCCGAATGGGCTTGAAAGAAAAGAACCTCAAGGTCATCTACAGCACAGGAATGAGCATGTTCCCGACCATTGCTGATGATGATGTGCTGCTGATTGACGAAGGCCAGCGGGAGCCGTTGAACGGCAGAATCTATGCAATTCAGCGCCCAGACGGAGACATCAGCATCAAGCGCTTAGTCCACACGCTCACCAACGGCTGGATAATTCGCAGCGACAACGAGGACAAACGCGCTTATCCCGATGAGAACGCTACCGATACAAGCATTGGTCATCTACTCATCATCGGGCGGGCCGTATGGCACGCTGGAGCCCTCTAGCTGTAGGTCTCTTAACAAAAAACGTAAGCAAGCTTGACTTGAAAAATTAAGAGAACTTTAATTGCCTCACTCTTCCACCACAGAGCGAGGCAATTCCCATGCAAACCGCAACCTTGCACGTACTACCAACGTGCCCACCCAGCCGCATTTTCGAGGTGCGCCGCTTAGCCGTAATCCACGGCTGTACCTTCGCTCCCACCAAACGCAAAACTGCCTCCAGCCAAATGCCAGCCCCCTTCAATCCAGATGATGGAGGGCGCGCAGCATGAGCAGACTGTCTCTCAATGCCAGCGCGTATATACGCCTGCAGGCCCAGGTAACCCTTAGCGGCACCTTCAATCACACCCTGCACTCGCGTGATAGCGGGCGATCCGTAGCGGCTCAGGTCGAGATCGAGCAGTGCACTGCCGGCATCACGGTAATGGTGCGCATCTGCGGGACGCGCAATACATCCGTCACCCTTGATAAGCACCGCAAAAACAACGCCACGCGCGTTGCGAGCTTTATTGAAGGTATCGCCAATGGCCGCAGCCCTACCGGTGTGCCCGACGTAGATGAGCATGAAGCTGTCAGCGATATAGAGGCCACCCTACGTCTGGCTATCCGACGTGGGCGCGGCATCTACCACCTTATAGCCGACGAACTAGAGCCGTCACTTCAGATCCAGCGCAACCCACGTCGCGGTTATATCGCCACGCTCGAACTCGACGACGCCGGCTACTTGTTCACCCTGCCCGCCGACAACCAGCGTGCCCACGCAATCCTGGCTGATTACCTCAACCAATTCCTGCAGGGCTACCGCAATAGCCTCGCAGCCGCTGCATGAGGTACCGCCATGAGCCTATCCCTCAAACGCGTAGCCGAACGCCTGGGCCTGGGGCACCGCGAGTTGATGAAACGCATGCGCGACAAAGGCCTGCTGGATCAACGCAACCTTCCAACCAACCCTGCCCTGACCAAAGACTTTTTGGTCACCCGTGAAAGTCGCTGGTTTCACGAGAAGCATGGCATGCAATACAAGCGCACTACGCGCGTGACCGATATTGGCATTTCCTGGCTGGCCAGGCAGATCGGTATTGAGCGCCCAGCCCCACCCGCCGTGCCTGATCCGCGAGAAGTCGCGTAATGAGACAGCCCGAAGCATGGCCGCGCCAGTACGCCCGCCAGATCACGGCGATGCGAACCCGCGAGGAACGCGTCGCCGCGCTGGCAGAAGTACCGGAGCACCTACGCGCTCTGGTACGTACCCACGTTGAGATCGCCTGGAACCACCCCCGAGGGAACACACATGGACCGCAAACTGATTGACACCCTACTGATCGAACTACTGAGCCTGCCTGAAGAACGTCGTACGGCTGAGAAAATTCTTGCCAACCTCACCCTAGCCGCAACTGCCGCCGACGTTTCCCTCACCATCACCGGCGCACCGCTGCAAATCGAGCACCTTCAACTGGCGGCCGCTCTCGACCAACTCGTGATCGATCTCGGCCCCAACTACCGTGCTCGCGCCATACTGCGCCTTGGCAATGGCATTGAAGGCGTTGAACTGGGTGCCGTTCTCGAACCGCTAGACAGTACCTCACCACTACCGCGTTTCGTAGCGTTTGCCAGCACGGCACGTACAGCACTGGCAGCCATCAACCGAGACATTCGAGCGAGCCACCAACCCCGCACTAAAGAACCGACGCAACGTAAATCTGGAAAGCTGACGCTCGGCACGCTCAAGGCGCAAGTAGATAAGGCGAATGCAGCATGACGGTCTCCGTACAGCGCGAACTGCGCCTGCCGATAGCGCCCAGAAGTCAGACTGTTGACCTGTTGTACCGAACGCTCGGGGATCTGCTCGTACCCGTCGAACAGGTACGTGAACGCTACTTCAGCAATCTCAACCAGGACAACTTCACTCGTGCACTGACAAGCGGCCGTGTAGCGCTACCCATCACCACTCTGGATACCAGCGCCAAGCGCCCCCGCTTTATCGACATCCGCCATCTGGCCATCTTCATTGATACACAGGCAGATGCTGCGGACGAGGAGCTGACAAACACTCAACCCCAGCCAGACGAGCGATGACTTTTTGACCGACACACGTCGATAACAGTTGCACCACCGCAACCGCTGCACCACCAGCCAAGCGGTATACAACCCAAGGAGCAAACCAAATGACAGCATTTGAAATTTTCGCCCTGATCAGCTTCGTAATCGCCCTCGCCATTCTGTACTGGGTCGGGTATCGAGGCGGACTGAAGGATGGCTGGAGCGAAGGTTACGACGATGGCCACACTAATGGCTACATCGAGGGCATTGAAGAGGGCGAGTCGTCGAGTGCTACCGCTCTTGAAAAGGCCACGCGCCGATGCGAACGCTTGGAACTGATTTTGATCAGGGAACCCCAGGACCGTCAGATCCTGACGGCCATCGCGGGAAAACTCAAACTCGCCGCCGATTTCTTTCAAGCGATCAAATCGGAAGGCCATGCAACTCAAGCACTCATTCTGCGCGACCACGCTTTGAGCATGGCCGCCGAGTTGGATTCCTTCTATCAGGAGGATGCAGCATGAGTCGCGCTATCCCAATGCTGCGTCTGACGCCCCAGGCCGCTGGAACACTGCAACAGCAGTACTCCAAGGCTATGAAGGAACTGAACGCAATGACTCGCTATAACAAAGAGTTCGACCGGCAGTTGAAAGCGCTGATCGGTTACGACGCACTCCGCGAATTGCATAAGGCAGCTGACAACGCCCTGTTGCTGGCCGATCTCGTGCAGGAGGCCGCATGAACTGGATCCTCACCCACACCGGCAAACGTTTTGATCTGTTCGAGCCTGACGCTGACATGATCGATCCCCGGGACATCTCCCATTCACTGGCACACCTCTGCCGCTTCAACGGGCACACCCGCGAGTTCTACAGCGTGGCGCAACACAGCTGCATCGTCGCCGAGCTGGTGCCGGAAGAACACAAGCTCGCGGCCTTACTTCACGACGCGCCAGAGGCGTACCTGGGCGACATGACCAAGCCACTTAAACAGTGGATACATGCATACCAGGACTTTGAAGACTGGGTATGGCAACGCGTGTGCCAGCGCTTCGACATTGCTGCAGAACTTCCCGCATGCGTTCACCAGGCCGACTTGATTGCGCTGGCCACCGAACGCCGCGACCTCATGCCAACCGATCCGGCTATCTGGGATTGTTTGGTCGGCATACAACCTATGACCGAAATCATCCGTCCATGGCCTGCCGCAGAAGCCCGACTCACCTACCACCAGCGCCTGATGGACCAACTCGCTGTCGAACATCGGAGGAAAGCGGCATGAAGAACCAACAGGAAAACCCCAGCGCCCTGCCCGCTTTGCTCCGCAGCACCAGTGGTGTCGACACGTCAGAAACAAACAGTCTCTGCTGCGCAGCAGCAGGCATTATTGCTCCTTCCAGCGCCACTGCCGAGGCACGTATACCCCACGAAAAGCTGCGCGGGGCAGCGGTCAGTGATGCAACGCTTACCGCTTCGGGCCGCCCGCCTGCGCAGCCTGTCGTGGGGTATATGAACGTTTCGGGGAATTGCTGCTTTGCCGCGCGGGAGGCCTCCCATGCTTAAGCGCACCCTCACCCACTTCCATCTTTGCTGCGGCCTCGGCAGCGGCGCTGCTGGTTTCAGTGACTCCAAACCGGTCCTGGGTCCTGTGCAAGCTGAATGGCGCTGCCTCGGCGGCGTCGACGTCGACCCCGCCGGGCTACGCGATTTCCAAATGATGACCGGCGTACCTGGCACGCTGATGGACCTGTTCACACGCGAGCAATTCACGGCGTTCCACGGCCAGCAGCCTCCCGCCGGTTGGAAAGAAGCCACCGCCGAGGATCTGCGCCGCGCTGCCGGCAACGAAGATCCAGATGCAGTGTTCATCAGCAGTCCCTGCAAAGGTGCCTCGGGCCTTTTGTCCGAGACTATGAGCCAGACACCCAAATACCGGGCGCTCAATGAGCTGACGTTGCGTTGCGTATGGCTGATGTGCGAAGCCTGGAAGCACAACCCGGTGTCGCTGATCGTGTTCGAAAACGTACCGCGCCTGGCTACCCGTGGCCGGTACTTGCTGGACCAGATCACCAAGCTGCTAAGGCACTACGGCTACGCGGTGGCTGAAACCACCCACGACTGTGGCGAAATTGGCGGATTGGCCCAGAGCCGAAAACGCTTCTTGCTAGTGGCCAGGCACGTAGAGAAGGTCCCGGCGTTCCTGTACGAACCAGAGAAACGCAGCCTGCGTGCCGTCGGTGACGTGCTGAGCCGCATGCCGCTGGCAGGCGATATAGATCAGGCAGGGCCGATGCACCGTGTGCCGGCGTTGCAGTGGAAAACATGGGTACGCCTAGCCCTGGTCGAGGCCGGGAAGGATTGGCGCAGCCTGAGCCGGTTTGCGATCGAGGACGGACACCTACGCGACTTTGTGATCGTGCCTGACTACCACAACGGCGTTCTCGGGGTTGTCGATTGGGACGATACAGCCGGGGTGGTTGCAGGTGCTAGCCGCCCAATGAACGGCAAATTTTCCGTGGCAGATCCACGACCCACCAACAAATTCGAGTACACCCAATTCGGCGTACTGCCCTATGACCGCCACTGCGGTGTCGTAACCGGTCAGCGCAGCCCGGGGCAAGGGACGTTCAGCGTTGCTGACCCGCGCATGACCGGCGAGCGCCACAATAATGTGTTCCGCGTGGTACGCAATGACCAAACCGCCGGCACTGTCACTGCAGGATACGGGCCGAGCTCTGGCGGGCAGGCCGTGGCCGACCCTCGGCAACCGTCCAAGGGTTTCGGCAAGTACCTGGTCACCGACTACAGCAAGCCGGCCGGCACCGTCATCGCCGGCAGCACCACCGGGCAAGGCGCTTTCGCCGTGGCAGATCCCGCCTATAAAACATGGCACCCGAATGCCAGCACGCAAAAGTTGCGGATCACACCCTGGTGCGAGAGCGCCAAGACCGTGACTGGCTCGCAACAGGTTGCCAGCGGCGCGTTATCGATCGCAGATCCTCGCCCAGGAATGTCGCGCAGCAAGGGCGATGCGTACCTGACTGGCGGGCATTACGGCGTGGTCGAATACAGCGCACCGGCCGGCGCCGTATCTGCCAGTGCTTGCCACGATAACGGCCGCTGGTCAGTTGCCGATCAGCGCATGCCGGCGCACAACGATCGACTGACCTGCATGATCACCAGCCTCGACGGGACCTGGCACCGGCCGTTCACCACTCTGGAGTTGGCCGCGCTGCAATCACTGTTCGACCCAGAAGATCACTGGTCAGCAGATCCACAGACCGCCCATGAGATCGAGCGCATGCAGCGCGTTCGCAAGATTGAACAGGCGGGAGTCTTCCGTCTGGACGGAATCAACGACGGCCAGCACCGGGAGCGGATTGGCAACGCCGTACCACGCGCAGCGGCACGGGCAATGGCGGATGTGTTCGGCATGACGCTGCTGCTTTCCGAGGCTGGGGAGACGTTCATGCTCAGCAACGTGTCGATTTGGGTGCAGCCGGTGGCGATTGCGTTGAGCGTGGCTCAACTGGAGCAGCAGCCATGATCAAGACAATCCTTGACCCATGCTGCGGGAGCCGGATGTTTTGGTTCGATAAGAAGCACCCAGCGGTCATCTTCGGTGACATCAGAACTGAGCAAAAATCCCTGTGCGATGGACGAACCCTGACTGTCAGCCCCGATGTCACCCTTGATTTTCGTGACCTTCCCTATGCAGACGGCGCCTTCAAGCTGGTTTCTTTTGACCCACCGCACCTGGTACGTGCCGGGGCTGAAAGTTGGATGAAGGCTAAGTACGGGGTGCTCAACCCGAATACATGGCAGGAAGACCTGCGGCGTGGCTTTTCTGAGTGTTTTCGAGTGTTGGCCACAGACGGCGTACTGGTTTTCAAGTGGAACGAAACGCAGATCCGCACCAGCCAAATTCTATCGCTTACCGACCAGCAGCCCCTGTTCGGGCACCCAAGCGGCAAGAAAGGTGGCACGCACTGGATTGTTTTCATGAAGGCAGAGGCATCGCTGCCTCCTATCGTTTCGGAGGCTGTATGACTGTTTTCCTACTGCTGTACCTGTGCGCGGACGCAACCCGCACAGACTGCCAGGTGGTGAAGACTGATAGCTGGAAGGGACCTCACGCCTACGAGCGATGCATTGACGTTCTGCCTGATCTGACCAAGGCGCTGACTGCGCCCAACCGGAAACGACACAGATTCGTGTGTGAGATCCAATCCGACGGCGCACAACCCGCAGAGCAGAAGCTACTGCCGTCGCGTGCTCATCAATCGTTTCGGATGTAACAGGGAGATGGTCATGAACACATCATCTGGTAACGATGGAGGTTGTATGAGCGATTTCAAAACCGAAGATCGTTACATCGTCATCAAACGCAGCGATCTGGTCAATCACCGCGCCAAGGATCGGGAAATGCTCGGGCGTGCCCTCACAGCAATCGGTCAATCACCGCGCCAATACGTGGTTATCGAAAGCGATTGGCCAGAGTACCACCTGGTCTGGGCAATGCTTAGGCACCGAATGGCCGGTAAACCGGTACCAGACTTCGATCTTTGGCGCCGCGCGGATGAACTGCAACAGCGCCTGACCGCTGCGGATGAGCAGCTGGATCTGCTGGTGGCCGAAAACACAGGCATGCGCACAGACGTCGAACGTTATCGGTGGCTGCGCGATCGCCCCCTTAACACCATTCACTTGGGCGGTGTGTTCGCAGGGAAAACACCTCAGAACGTTGTATTGAACGGAGAGGATCTAGACCAATCGATCGACGCCGCGATCCAGTCAGAGGTGGGTTGCCATGGCCTGTAAACATGAAGATTTGAAGGCAACTGTGGGCGTTACTCGCATCGAAAACAAAGGTCGGTTTATGGCAGAGATCAGCATCGTATGTATGCAATGCGGCGTTCCGATGCAGTTCATGGGCCTTGAGCCAGGACTCAACTATGACGGCGCCACTGTCAGCCTTGATGGTCTCGAGGCGCGCATTGGCATTCATCCTCGCGGCGAACGACCGAATCCCCTGCAGAAGCTGGCGGGCTATTCGATCCGCAATCACAACTGAGGCCCTGACCATGACCATCAAGCAAACGATAGACGGCATGCCGAAACGATACCGGGTAAGCATTGGCGAATGGGGTGTTTCTCGGCGTGAATCGGTATACCTGTGTTCTGACATTGATCAGATTAACGAAGGCTTCTGTAAACCGGTTACGCAAACCGATTGCCGAACTGATGTCGGCGTTACAGTTGGGCTAATTGATTCGATTATCACGACGGCGAGAGTTTTGTCTGGCCGCATCCTTGATTCCGTGGAGGTTCAGGAGGCCTTACGGGATTTCAGGGCGGATGAGGATGTGCGCGCCCTGCTAGTTGTGCCTGACAAACCCGTCACTACCACCAAAACCGTAGCAACCATCATCCGCGACATCTGCGAGCATGAGCCGGATGACAATCCAGATTCTGTTCATATCAGCGTCAAAGCCCTTGAGCTGATCCTAATGCAGAACCTTGAGGGGCTGCACGCCTTACTGGATGCGCCTGCTGATGGTGATGCTTCGGGAGACCATCAATGACTACGCACAACATCATCAGCGTCAGCGGCGGTAAAGACAGCACGGCGACGCTACTGGTCGCCATTGCCTTAGAGGCACCCAACCTGCAGGCCGTCTTCGCGGACACCGGCAACGAGCATCAACAGACCCACGAATACCTGGATTACCTGGAACAAGCCACACGCACGAAAATAACCCGCGTGCGCGCTGACTTCACCCAGCGCATTGAAGGCAAGCGCCGATTCATCGAATCGAAGTGGCGGGCGCAAGGCATAGCAGAGGAGGTAGTGCTTGCAGCGTTGGACGTGCTGCAGCCAACCGGTAACCCATTCCTAGACCTGTGCATCTGGAAAGGCCGGTTCCCTAGCCGCAAGGCCCAATTCTGCACCATGGAGCTGAAACGCGACCCTATGCTTGAACAAGTAGTCATGCCTTTGATGGATGCCGGCGACATGATCCTGAGCTGGCAAGGTGTACGCGCAGACGAATCGCTAAACAGACGATACCTGCCGGAGTGCGACGAAGTTGGTGGCGGCCTGTTCAATTACCGCCCGATCTTAAAGTGGGATGTCCCGGCGGTGTTCGAGGCTCACCGCTACATGGGCATCAAACCGAATCCGCTCTATTCACAAGGCATGGGACGCGTAGGCTGCATGCCTTGCATCAACTGCCGCAAAGATGAATTACGCGAAATTGCCCTTCGGTTCCCTGAAGCGATTGACCGTATCGATCGCTGGGAGCGAACTGTCCAGCAGGCCAGCAAGCGCGGTGCTGCCACGTTCTTTGCCGGATCAAATGCCAAGCATCCGAAAGGCTCAATCGCGGACATGACTGCCATTGAAGTCATGGAGATCGCTAGCATTCGCCAGGCAGTTGAATGGTCCAAGACAGCCCGAGGCGGTATCCAATACGACCTACTGATTGCTACTGATGCCTCCGCCTGCTCCAGCGCCTACGGGCTGTGCGAGTCGGCCTGGGAGCCAATAACCGTGGAGGCAGCATGAGCGCAGCCCGTGTACTAGAGTTTGAAGACTTACAACGCGTAACCGGATATAGCCGCCGGGCTGACGTTGAAAAAGCGTTGCGCTCCCAAGGCATTCGAATTTTCAGTGGGCGAAGGGGGCCCTGGACCACGGTGGATTTGATCAACCAGGCGGGCGGGCTAAAACCCGTGGATACCGACAGCTACAGCGCGGACATCGTATGAAACGTGGTCGAAAGCGCCAACACAATCCAAACATCCCTGGGCACATTGACCAGACGGCTTTGCCGCGTTCGGTGTATTTCGACCATAGGGGCGCTGGGTGCTGGTACATCCTGTATTTCAATGAGGCCGGGCGGCGACAAAGGCAGAACCTTTGCGCGGGCAACGTGACGCTTTCAGAGCTTCACCGCCTCATTGAGGAGCGCAACGGCGTAGACCGCGACAGCCTGCAATACCTCTGTGATGAGTTCCACAAGAGCGACCAGTACAAGGTCCTCAGCGATAAAACCCACGACGACTATGTCTACTCCCGCGACGTGCTTCTAGCGTTTCCGACGAAGCTTGGCAAACCGCTGGGCGAACTGGCGGTGCTCAAATTCACGCCGGCGCTGGTCCAGCGCATCATCGACAAGATAGCCCAGGATGGCACCCCCTCCAAAGCCGCCCACTCACTGCGTTACCTGCGCCGCGTGATGCAGTGGGGCCGTAACCGTGGTTTTGTGAAGGACAACCCGGCCAAAGGCATTGAATCGCCGAAAGAGCGCAAGCAGCGCCGACTGCCCGAAGATACGGTCATGGTTAACCTGATCAGGTTCGCGAAGCAGCAAGGCCAGCTCAAGAGCGGCCAGCCTGGAGCCTGCTCGCCCTACCTGTGGTATGTGATGGAGATTGGATACCTATGCCGTCTGCGCGGGATCGAGACGATCACACTCACCGACGAGAACGAACTCAACGAAGGGGTGCTCACCAATCGCCGTAAAGGTAGCCGGGACAATATCGTCCGGTGGACTCCTCGGCTGCGTGCCGCCTGGGACGCGGCCAAGGCCGTCAGGTCAGAAACGTGGGAACGAAAGCGAGTGCCGGTGCCGATCCGAGCAGACCAGCGCTTCCTTATTATTGCCGCTACCGGCAGGCAATTGTCGAAGTCAGGGCTTGATACAGCCTTCCAGCGACTGATAGTGCAAGCAATTGAGAAGAAGGTGCTCACTGAAGAGCAGAGGTTTGGGATGCACGACTTTAAGCGTAAGGGCATCACCGATACGGTGGGCACCCGGGCAGACAAGCAACAAGCGTCAGGCCATAAAGACGAATCAATGATGGACGTTTACGATCTCAGTGTGCCGACAGTTAATCCATCTTCGGAGTGAAAAGTTTTATAACATCAACCATGTAACTGTTGAGACATTCAGTACAGTGCTGTACGTCTCGGCCTTCGCCAAACGCAGAACGAAGAACTTTATCGTACTTCTTCTCACTTACTTGCTTTCGAGCAACTGACACGCGCTCATTGACATATTCATATCCGGCATAGTCAATGAGTCTTAACATTGAAGACTCCAGACAATCGACATTTCCAGGGAGGAAAGAAAAGACGGTATCAAAATGCTCGTACGAACAGATCGCGGAGAGCGCCCTTTTATCGCCTGTCAGTATCTTGAACTCTTCGCCCCAGCCGTGACGATCGCTTGCATGTAGAAACAATGCAAACTCTCCGGGGTCAACTTCATCGATCTGTTGCATGTGATCGATCAAATCAAAATCAACTTTAGCGTCATTGAGCACGCTGCATTGCTCAAGAAACCCACAAATTCGCTCGTAAGCCTGCGAGCTTCCGACGTATTTTTCGATGGATTTATCTGGATCTTTCAAGCGCAGGCTGTAGGGGAGACTAGAAAGGACGAAGCAGTCTTTGGCGCCTGCATTTAGGCTGCCGAGGGTGTCTTGCAGTAGATCACATTGTGCAAGCTTGATCACCAAGTCGTTATCGGACAGTAGGATCATTCAGGGTCAACTAGAGCCCTTAGCAAGTCGAGACTATCTTCTTTAATCTCTTCCGCAAGATTTGAAAACAAATAACTAGACACTAAAGCTTTATCGCTCACACCTTGAGCTAGAAGTTTAAGCGTTTTAGTACACAACGGCCAAAAATTACCATTGTGAGCACAGTTCAATAAAACATGAGTTGGATCAATACGATTCGCAGAACCATAGTTATTTACAACTCTAGCAAGATCTGGAGCCGGCATAAAACGACCTAGCCGCAGCTTAGCTGATGCTTTTCCCGCCAGAAGCTCAAGTGCAAACTCATCTGCCGCGACTTCATCATCATCACGACCGTCATCGTTTTTTGCAATTTCCGTATCAACTATGGCGCCATTAGCATCCACATGCCCTAAAGCGATATGTCCAAGCTCGTGAGCTAGGTGAAAAAGCAAATAGCCGCACTCTTTCTTCGACGAAAGAACAATCGACGGGCGATTATTTGTAGACATGGCAATACCATCCATCTTTTTCTTCATAATTGAAGAAGCAAGATGAATCACGGGAATTCCACATTCCCAGCAATAGTCCAGTAGGTCACTCAGGCCAACCCAAGGCTTGCCAGAAGCCAATATCTGACTCCGAATCTCAGCGGCCGAGACGGGGCGCACATAAGGGCGCTCGATATTGGACAGTACGATTTTGGAAGCACTGCGAGCCAGAGCTACCGCAAGCTCAACGTCGTCCGCAGTCGTCCCCTTTATGAGCTTGAAACGGCGCTGCTCAGGCAAATCAAACTCGATACGCGCAGGCGTCTCGGCAATTGAACGCAGCTTCAGATTCAAGGCACGCGCCAAGATGAACTTAGCCTGCTGGAGGCCGCTAGGCGTCTCAGCTATCTCGTCATCCCACCAAGCAGGTAGAAACGCCTGCACCTGCCGCTTAGGCAGGCCATGGGCTCTGAACGCACTGTAAAGGCTTTGCATAGATTCAGTCATATCAAAGCCTCCATTCAGACGTTAATGACATAAGGATTAGTCAAAGGTGAGCTCTTCTGCATGCCGGTTAGACATCGGCCCGCCCCTGAAAAGTCACGAGGATACTAAATCTTTTTTGCATTTCACGCAAGTTATCCACAGCTTTACACACAGGTCTCAGTTAAGGGAAAAGAGGTGATAGCAGGCGCGTACATTGCCAACCGCCATAGCAGGAAAATCAAGCCCGAGGCCTTGTTGTTCACGTACAAAAAAAAGGCGCCAGCCCTTGATTCTGTTGAGTAGCTGACCTGACTTGTAATCAGTAGGTCCCGGGTTCGACTCCTGGTGCCGGCACCATATAAGACGAAGCCCCTGCAGAAATGCAGGGGCTTTGTTGTTTCTGAAACGTCCATCTTTCGTCCGCGCCCTGAAAACCTGTGGGAGCGAGCTTGATCGCGATGAGGCTGTCAAACCCAATAACAATCTTTCGGCCAAGACAACGGACAGCCTTTCTTAGAACACCACGACCGAAGCAACCTCAACCAAACAGCATCTTTTGCCAGTGATCCTCACCAACAATGGCAATTGAAGCACCTGCCTCCCGCAGCTCCACCGCCTTCATGATCTTCGTTCCGTGGGTACTGTGGCGCCACTGCTCATTACCCACGCTGCCGACCACCAGGTAATGCACCTTCTTACTCACCCCGCACCCAATCAAACCGCCACGCTCCTCGACTAATGCCTGACAATCTTTGCGTGGCCCAAAGGCCATGACGCCTGTAAATACAAACATCGGCCGTCCCACACCAAATTAGGGGCCGGCAGATTGAAGGGAAGGTCCGTAGGAGCGGCCGCAACGGCACCACCGACTTTCGGCCTTTCAATATCCACCCCAGAAAAACCACGCAAGATGTTAAACAGCTCCAATGACTCGTCTTTATCAAGAGCGCTGTCCTGAAGCATGCACGCCAACCGCGAATACAGCAGATTGATCACCGGATCGTTTAGATGCGCGAGATTGCTCTCTAACCACTGCTTTAGAAAAACCGCCTGTCTGGCATTCACAATACCGTCCGCCGTAATCCCCGCAGCCAACCCCACCAAGGCATCGGCGGCGCGGCGGTCAATGCGAGCTCGATGGAAGAATTTGCTGCTCTCGAACTCGTTGTGTAGGTCCATTGTGGGTTTTCCTTGAGATGAGTGTTGGCTCGATAGATAGGAAATGTCGTATTCAAACGTAGCACCAATACGCGGGCAGCCATTCTTTTGATCAAGAGAATAAATCCGTCACCTCTTCACATTTATCCCTCTGCCCTATTGCACAAGAAGCGCCAGT